CACTGTTGAAGCGGCTGCTCCAAGAGAAGCATTTAAGCCTGTTGAGGCAGGCAGCGATGATGAAGAAGATACAGGGGACACCCTTAGTTACTTTGCCAAGCTAGCAAAGGAAGACTAATCCGTATCGACTTGATCTTTATATTATGATGAGAGGGTCCTCGAAAGGGGACCCTCTTTTAGTTACATACCACCAAAGATCGGACGGAGCATCCAAGAAGTTCTATCGGGAATGTTATTGTTCTGGTAAGTGACGGAAGTATTGCTATGGGATACATTACTGTTACCGCCACCGCCGCCCGAAGACATTTCAACAGGCATAATCGAGGCTGCCATATTTGCATTTGCTGTATCGCTTTGAATTGCCGCAATGTCGGAACCGATTGTAGAAGGGTTGGGCGTAATGTTGCTTACGGTAGTGCCTACATTTTCGTTGTATGATTTAAACAACATATCCATGAAACCTTCGTTTGCATCTCCAGAGATACCAAGGAGTGCTTTACCTTTGTCGATGATGTCATTGGCTGCCGGAATTAACTCTTTTGCGGTATCACTAGCGCTTTCACCAATACCCTTTTCGGCTTTTCTTAACTCTTTTGCGGCTTCTTTTTGTTTACGCTTTACATCGGTTGTATCACCAGCGGCACCGAGGATGCTCTTATTGGATGAATCTGTTTCGGCTCCCGTCTGTGTAACAGTTCCACCGAACATTTTGGCAAAGCTAACACTGCGAATTGATTTTTCAATATCATTTGCTCCAAGAGCTCCAGCAGCAGATGCAACAAAACCTTTTACTATATCGAGAGGGAGTGCAACCAGTGTTTTCATGAAACCTCTAAAGATTTCACCAACGGTTCCCATAATATCACCATTGCTTATTGCATTTCCAATGTCACCGAATATATCAACGAAATTTTGGAAAAACTGTTCGAAGGCATCCTGCCCGGTCTTAATGAATCTACGGAAGAATTCTGCAATAATGTCGGAGAAGCTAAATGAATCAAGTGCTTTTTCTATACCCTCGAATCCAAGTGCTCCAGCGATCCACGAAACGACACTCTTTAATAGGTCGAGGATATTGCCAGTAAAAGCATTAATGAATCCCACCGCACCGACTTCCAGTGCTTTTCCAATGTCGCCCGTTTTTTGGAATACCTTAAATCCTTCGAACAATGAAAGTGCACCTTGAATGACCGCAGTTACGATAGGACCACCTAAAAATTTACCTAATTTAGAAAGCGTACCAAAAATAGTTTTTAAATTGGCAAAAAGAGAACCGACCGTCCCTAAACCAGGAATGATAGAACCTAAAAGACCCACCTTTGAAATTAAAAATGTAAAAATGTTTTTGATTGGTTCAAAGAAGCCTTTGACCTTTGGCCACATGGTCTGGATACCTTTAATCAATTTGCTTTCAGTTGCTAAACCCGTAAAAAACTGTTCAATGGGCTTAAAAAAATTCGTTATTGTTTTCACTATTGTACTTTCCTGAAGGAAAGTTTTGATCTTAAGAAAGATTCCCTCAAGTATTTTAGTGATACCGGTAACGCTGAAAATCTTTTGAATTCCCATTTTAATCGTTGTAAAATAGGTACCAATCGTTTCGACAAGACCCGAAACAAAACCAACAACCAATCCTGCAATTCCCGCTAAGGCGCCGAGTATTCCTAATTTAGTTAATGAACCCAGACCACCCTCAAGCCGAGGTTGATTGGTGCCTCCGGGTTTTAGATTGGTTTGGTTTTCTCTTGCCTTTTTGTCTTCGAGACGTTGTTCTGCATCGGCAAGTCGGTTCGTCTGAAGAGAGGCAAGAATATCCTTAGTAAGGCTATATGTTCCCTCAAGGATTCCAATCATATTGAATGTATGAAAGGCGGTGGAAGCAGTTTCCTTGGAGATAATGTAGAGGTTTGAACTATCCTTTGCGCTTAAAGTTTCCTCTTTTTTATTTCCCTTTATGGGTTTATAATTTTTGGTTAGATCCTCGCGTAATAGTTTTATCTCCGAAACAAATGACTCCATACCAGAGGCTGACTCAAGTGATAGGTCGGCGGTATTCAGAGTGTTCTGTTCAATTTTGCCAAGGGTTACATTCGAGATCCTTAGTTCTAGGATCATCTCTTTGAACGGTTCTTGTTTATCGCGTGATTCGGCCATATAGGTTACTTGTTAATTTTTTTCTTGGCTCTTTCGTTTTCTTCTTTAATGTGTTCAACAAGAAGAGCCACGTAGATTTCCCTCTCCCAAGGCATCATATTGTCCAATTCGGTGAGACTGTACTTATGATGTTGCATTAGGGCAAAATTGGTCTGGTAATGATTTACGAGACTGTCATGAGAGAGGGAGATGAGAAAAAATTCTGGATCCCTTTAATGAGGAGCGAATTCTTTTCCTTACAATGAGCGCAATCAAATTCAACGGTGTGTTGGAGTTTCGGCATTGCCTCAATGAACTTTTGAATCTTAAGGAACTGCTCCTGGTTCAGAGATTCGATAAATTGGTTGAGCTCTTCTCTTGTCTGTTCGGAAGCTGGATATGATTGTTTCTCATCGTAGATGGAGTCAATACAACCGAGGATTACATCAAATGCAAGTTTTGAAGTGCTTTGTGTATTGGTTGTATTATCCTCGGAAAGTTCAGCAATTAGATCGACACGTGGCCAATTTAGAATGACTCCGATTGAATCGGTGAGTTGAATCTTATTGCTTGGAAGGTTTTTCGTGTCAATAACAATCTCATCAAGATTAACTTCGACCTTGGTGGTATTCTCACACTTTTCACACTTAAGGTTTAACTTGGAAATTTCACCAACCGATTTAGAACGAATCCGAAGGAACATATACTCCATGTCGAAGATGGGTAATGTATTTGCATCAAGTTTACCGAGTGTGCAAGAATTAATGGTGTCCTTTACCGCTTGAATGATCTGCTTCTGATCGCCCGATTCAAGGGCAATCATCAGCATCTTTTCTTCTTTTACTAGGTATGGACGATACTGAATCTTCTTTCCTGTGGAAGGAAGTTTGGTTTCATACTTTGGAGTTTCAATGATTGGCAGTGGCATATAATTATGGTTTAGTTATGAATCAAGCAAGACCGGAAATGTTCGGTGAAATGGTAGTTGGCAGATCAACATTTTCTCTTACAGTATATGGTATTCCAAAATCGGACCCGGCTCTTACAGTTGGTGCCCTATCAACAAAGAAATTCTCGTATGTTAATGTAACACTAAATTTCTGTGCGGTATTTTCTGCATTGTTGTCCAATGTGATCGGATTAAATGTCACCGGATACGCATTATGAAGGACGACCTTGTAGATAGGAAGGTTCTTCTTATTGAGCTGAACAATAGTTACATCGGTAACGTAATTGACAAGATAATTTGCACGGTAGTTATTGTAGCCAATGATCTGATCCGACCAACGGTCGAAAATCTTCTTGATGTAATAATCGTTGGTCAATAAAAATGTAAAGGTAACATCCTCGTTAATGAATCCATAGGGAATTTTAACCGATTGCTTTATGGATTGATAGTCGGCTGTCAGAATCTGTCTTCCAGGAAGCGTGCACGATTCACAGAGAATTGCAATATCACGAGGATCGTTAATTAAAGAACGAACATTAAAGGTACCCGATAAGGCACCAGTAATAATTGCATTTAAATCAAGATTGAACAGCGTCTGTTCGGGCGGAGTCATATACACCGCAAAACGATTCTCCTGCGCAACACCGCCGTGCTTTACAATTGAGCTCTTTAGATTCTCAATACTGTTACCCAGAACATTGTCGATTAGATTGGCCATGTGAATTATCGCGCGGAATACTGTTTGCGAGAGTCCAACCAAATCTGAGTCTTTGTGCCACCCTTAAAGTGTTCGGTTGGTAGGAAGATTGCTGTTTCCCAATCGGGTGCAAATACCTGAGATGGGCGGGTTTTCATATGACCCGTAAGATAGTGCTTAAGGCAGGGTGCAAATTCACGGAGTCTTCTAACACTTACAAGGAGGCTATAACGAATCTTGAGGCGTGTTCTTTCGGTAAGTTTATCATCGGTGATGGTTCCAAGTAGTTTATCTAAGAACTTGGCACGAATCTTTGGATGTAGGTAGTGTAGGTTGAGACCAAGGAAACCTCCGGTCGCGGGACCGATTACTAAAACCAACGGAAATCTATCGTAATACGGAAGTTCCTCTTTGAACTTAGGATCATAGGCAAACATGTACATATTGCCCCAAATTGCCTTTGAACGCTGTTGCACCTTATCGTCATTGAGGAGTGCCTTCCGATTGATTCTGCCATTTAGCTCCTTTACTCTCTGAATGAACCAATCCTTTGCCTCAATCGAACGCTTTTCAAACCCCGTGGAGTTGAATTCTTTTTCAAGTGTTGTGAAGAGTGAGACTGGCATTAGTTCTATTTATATGTGTTTAGAGTATCTTAATGCCCAACTTACGGAGCATGTCTTCGTCCCAAATCTCAAAAATCCACCCACGGTCACTGGCGTACTCGGTTGCGGCTTCCCACTTGGAGATGTTTTTGGCATACGTCATGACCTCGGTAATGTATCTCTTTGTCTTTTTGCCAGGATTCTTGGGTGGACTCACTTCTTTCTTGGGTTTTACCTCGATCAACATTACACGCCCATCGGTGAATTCGAACTTGACATCGACAAAGTACCGATGGATTCTACCGTCCGTCTTGCAGCGGTACGGTACCACAACCTCTTCCGAGCACCATGACGCAATGAATGACTGTTCGTCGAGCCATCTAAAAAGCTGTCGCTCCCAGAGAGAACGATAGACAATGTTCGACACATTGCCTCGATATTTGGATGGATTCTTAGGTGTGAAGGTGCCCTTATATGTCATATAAATAGATATTTATGTTAACTAAGACACATCAATTTTTTAAGGAGCAATCATAATGGCACTGGACTTAGGAAATTTCGGTAGCTCCGATTCCGTCGCACGTGGATTCATTCCGAATGATGTCCCTCTTCCAGGAAATAAGATACCGGAGTCGTTCAATTATAGTGTAACTCCCTTGATTTACAATCCGATCACACCCCTAAATCCTGATTTAGGTCAGACAGGATTGTCGGGCTATTCTGGTGGTAGAAATTCTTCATCAGAAGGTTTTAGAGGCCCAGATCCATGGGTCGGTTATCGTCCGAGATTATGTTTCCCATCTGAATTGACTCATTCCAAGAATAACTGGATGTTTATGTCTTTCAGCGTTCGTTTGGGTAAACCTGGAGCCAGAGAAATTTATCTTCCGATTCCGCCAGGGCTTACATTTTCCGACTCCATGGCGTATTCTTCACTGGACCTTGGCATTTTAGGTTCAATAGGGCAGGATACTATAAATGCAATGGATAAAGCCAAGGGTGTTAAGGGGGTCATCGGAGCGGGTATCGGCGGGCTTGCCGGCAGTTTGGTAAACAAAGCAAAGAAACTGAATGTTGCAGCAGCAGCTTCAATTGCCGCAAGACATTTTAATCAAACATCAATTGCAAATACAATTGATTTCAGTACAAAACAGATAATAGCCCCAAATACCAATACATCATTTCAAAATGCTGGTATTCGTAGTTTCGGATTCAACTTTAAAATGATGCCAAAAAGCAAAACCGAAGCAGAAACTATTACGGCAATCATTAAAACATTTCGGGAAAATATGTATCCCAAGGGCAATGATGTTGTACTTACATACCCTCCGGTTTGGTCAATGAAATTTTATGAAGGTTCCGGTAAAGAAAACCGTAAACTCCCAAGGATTTACAGTTGCTATCTTACGGGAATGACTGCAACATATAACGGAACTACTAATATGTTTCACAGTGATGGAAGCCCGATTGAAACGGACGTTGCGATTCAGTTTCAAGAAACAAAGGCACTTACTCTATCCGACATTGTGGAATTATCGGAGAAATAATCTATGTCGTTTTTTCAACAGTTCCCAAAAATTCAATACGATTTTGCCGATAACGGCATCGACACCCGTATTGTTGATCTATTTCGTTTTGTAAAAGCCGATGAAAAATACTTTGATGATGTTTCTACGTACCAGTATTTTCAGATCAGAAACGGCGACAGACCCGACATTGTGTCAAATCTGCTGTACAATACTCCCGATTATTATTGGACCTTTTTCTTGGTGAATGACCATTTAAAATCTGGTCTTTCCGGATGGCCGATGATGCAGGAAGAACTGGATGATTATCTTGAGACCGAATACAATGGTACTGTAATTCAAACACGCCCCATCCTTGTAAGAAATGGCGACGGGATCATTACTGAACGTCGTAACTCTTTAGCGGGAATCTTCGAGATTGGTGAAACGGTCTATGGTTCAGAATCCGGAGCATATGGAAGATTGGATTCAAAGGATACTCAGTTGAGCCAATTAGTTCTAAAAGACGTTGTTGGTACTTTTCAAGAACAAGAATTTATTACAGGAAGCACTACTGAGGATAGTGTTGCTTCATACGAAGTATATCCTTATGCCGAAGCTCCTCATCATTATGAATCGGCAGATGGTACTATATTCTACAATGCCCTTTCAATTGGAGAATTAAACGTACAGCCAGGAACTTCAGATTCTGAATTGATCGCAGTTTCAAATAGAGAATATGAAATTGCCTTAAATGATGAAAGAGCAAATATCCGAATCGTTCGTCCCGACTCAATTTACAAGTTTGTTCAGATTTACCAAGGTCTAATCAATGGCTAATCTTTCAAATATTGCGGTATTCGGAACCGATCAGATCCTAATACCTTCGGCTTACTCAATCGAGAGCATTATGCTCTGTAACCATAACGGTAGAATTACAGACATTCAGAAGATTGTTACCGATTTTTCAATTACCGAAAGCATTTATTATCCGGGTTTAATGCTTTCATTGAATGTAAAAGATACGGTAAATCTGATGGAAGAATTTCAGCTAACGGGCCACGAAACAATTACCGTAAATCTTGCCAGAAAAACATATGTTTCCAATAATGATTCATCTAGTATTAAAAATATCAAGATCGACAATCAGAAGTTGAGCCATTTATTTTATGTAAGCGAATACCCGCTATACGGTAAATTTGAAAACCGTGTTCAGGTTTATACTTTAAAGGGTGTGAGTAAGCATATCTTCATGTCCAAATTTAAAAGGATTTCTCGGGCTTACGCGGGGAATATCAAGAATTTTGTTAAAGAGGTATTGATGAATGATTTGGGTGTCCCTTCTTATGACATTGAAATGACGAATGAGAATACGAATATTGTAAAATTTGTTGTTCCAAACTTAAGCCCAATTGATGCAATTCAATGGGCACTACGTCGGGCATATGATTCACATGGTTCGCCTTTTTATTGTTATGAAACTCTTGGTGGTAAAATCAAAATTGATTCTCACACGGATTTTAATAAAAGAAGTACCAGCGATGTTTACAGAGAATACAAAGAAGGCAAATTCTTTTCATATGGTCCAGGCACATTAGAAGATTATAATGAAAGACGTTCGAGAATTATGGATCTTTCATCAGATATTCGTATGTCAAAACTGATATCCGGCTCCAATGGTGCATATGCTTCTAAGAGCGTTTATGTAGATATTGCAACAAAAAGTATTGCCACTACGGAATTTGATTACAATAAAGAATTCTCTAAAATGTCTAAAATAGGCAATTTTTCTACATTATCACAAAGATTTACTCCGGATGATATTAAAGAAAGTAAATCATATAGCGATGATAGGTCATTCTGGCAAAGAGCAGAAAACATTAAAGCGGGTGGAGGTAAGAGTCTTTCGGATTTTAAAAATTCAATGATTAACTATATCTCGTTGAATACCGCAGCTTTTAGTTATGCAGCGGGCAATACTCCCAATTATCATGGGCCAACACAATCATCCAAGATTAATATAGCACAATCTGTTACTGAAAATCTTGAAACAATGATTCATGATTTTAATGTCGCTGGAGATTTTGAGCTTAATTCGGGTAAGATTATTTTATTGAATATAGCACCTTCTGAGGATCCGACGGCGATCAAAAAGAACTCAAAGTTGGGAAAATCGCCGACCCCCGGAGTCGATCAGTTTTTTTCTGGAAATTACGTTGTGACTTCTGTTATACATAACTTTTCGGAAGACTATTTTGCTTCGGTAAGAGTGAAGACGGATAGTTTTTCAAATGACTTTTTAACAAAATAATGAATTCTCCCGATCAATTTATTGGAGGCTCCTTTGCCTGGTTTACTGGAGTAGTCGAGGATATTAAAGACCCCTTTGAAATGGGTCGCGTGAGAGTTCGTTGTATTGGCTACCATACGGAAGACAGAAATCTTATTAAAACGGATGATCTTCCTTGGGCAACACCACTGATGCCAGTGAATTCTGCATCGATGTCGGGAATTGGTCTTTCTGCAACAGGTATTCTTCAGGGGTCATGGGTCGTTGGATTCTTCCGTGACGGACCTTCTGCCCAGGATCCTATTATCCTAGGAACAATACCATCGGCAACAACAAATTATGTGGATAATACAAAGGGCTTTTCCGACCCCGAAGGTGTATATCCATCACAATCCTTTGTGGAACAAGGTTTGCCCGATATGCCTATTGAGGCAGGCAATGGTCCTAATAATTTTAAATTCCGTGAGTCGGATACTTATAAAAAACGTGTTGCTTCACTGCCCGGAGCAGTAGATGTTGCAAAGGCGCCCAAAATGGCTTTAGCCGCAGTCAGTTCTTCTGACCCTTATGTGTCTCAGCAACAGTGGAGAAGTTGGTCAATCGAAACTGTAGTTTCTCCGAAATATCCAAAAAACCAGGTGTTCCATAGCGAATCGGGTCATGTTTTTGAGGTTGATGATACTCCTGGTAAAGAAAGAACCTTGGACTTCCATAAGTCTGGAACCTATACGGAAATTGATGCAAACGGTAATGAAACGGTTACCGTGGTTGGTAGCAAATATATGGTAACCATTGGCTCCGAACATCTTTATGTAAAAGGTACCGGTGGTGGTGGATACCAACTTACCGTTGATGGTAATGTCCGACAATATGTTAAAGGTAATTATCATCTTGAAGTCAAAGGTAACAAAACGGAATACATTCATGGGCATCGCCAGTCAAAGGTTCTTGGAACCGACCATTTAGATACAACAAAGTACCTTGAGACCGTTCAAACAAGTTTAAGCGGACACCCATCGGCTGTTAGCAGTAACGGTGATAACCTTGTTTCGAACGGTTCGGTTTCAAGTGTTACATCGACCGGCTTTCAGGTTAATTTTGCATCTATCAATTTAAACGGCAATGTCAATTGCTTGAACGGAGTCAGCGGTCAATTCACTTCAGCCGACGGTAAAACAGTCACCATCGCAAAGGGTATTATTGTTAATATCATATAAGGAGAACTAAATTATGTCAACGGGATACGTCAATACAGAATGGGTAAAAACGGTTACAAATGAAATCGAACAGATTCCAGATTGTAGAGCACTAGAACAACTTATTAAAAAGGTCGAGGAGATGATTAAGGGGCAATTGGAAGCTCTGCTTCAACAAATGGCAGACCTTCTTGAATTGGCACTACCACCAACAAATTTAAAAAAGTTGATTACTTGGGCAAAAAAGCAAGCGGGTAAGTATTACGAAATGTACCTAAAGGTGGTGGCAACATACGCCGAACTTGCTAAAGCATACACCGACCTACTTACAGCAATTCAGAATAAATTGTCCAACTTAAAGTGTAATATTACAATGCCTTCGGTAAACGATATAATACCCTCGATACCCGATAATGAATTATTTCAGACTGTGAATTCTGTATATGCCGATATTGCTGCGCTCAAACAGAATGTTAAAGATAAAGATGTTGCTTCTGGCTTACTAAATGTGCAAAGTATATCCAATTCAATAGAATCAAATTCATCGACTAGTGCTCAAGCCGCAGGTTATATTGCGTCCAAGCCTACTCTGGATCGACCGAACCCGTAAAATAACATCCGGAAAGTGTTATAAATAGCATCACTCTATGCCAGCGATCCGTTCACAGAATTATTCCGATTACAATGTCACCGATACCATATCGGCGGTTGTATCCAAGAAAGCTCTGTACACCGATTTCGACCTGAGTCTTACTTTGGATGGAGTTACGGGTGGTGATATTGTTCCACTTACAGATATTGATGCCGTTGTTTATGCCGTAAGAAATCTTGTTCTTACAAATTTTAACGAAAGACCGTTTCAACCGAATGTGGGTGGCAATATCAGTGGAATGTTGTTTGAACCAGCCGACCGACTCACAATTGCGTCACTCCGTAACGCAATTCATTACATTCTTGATCGATATGAACCAAGAATTGATTCCGTTGGTGTCGATATTGTTGACGATTCCGACAACAACCGTTACGGGATCACAATCTCCTTTAGAGTAATTGTACCAAATCGCTCGGTCGACATGACTCTTTACCTACAAAGACTTCGCTAATTTACCACCATGGCTCAATTCAACGTAACAGAACTTGATTTTGATAAAATCAAAGATTCCATTAAAGATCACTTCCGTTCTCAGACCAAATATGATTCTTGGGACTTTGATGGTTCGGGTCTTTCTCTTCTTCTAGATATTCTTGCGTACAATACCCACTACAACGCAATGGTTGCGCATCTTTCATTGAATGAGAGTTTTCTGGATTCTGCTCAGATTCGTGGTAATGTAGTTTCACATGCCAAACTTCTGGGTTATGTTCCTCGTTCTTTTTCATCTTCCAAGGCAGTCATTAGCTTCAATGTTACCGCTGGTACAAATCCTCCGGCATATATTACTTTGGCACGTGGTACCAGTTTTAATACTACTTTGGACCAAACATCGTATTCATTTGTTGTTCTTGAACCAATTCAGGCTCCATTGTTAAATGGTGTTTACTCTTTTACTAATGTTGAAGTGACTCAGGGAACTCTGAAACGCATGCTTTACAGAGTTGACAATTCATTAGTGAATCAGAAGTTTAAAATAACTGATGAAAATATTGATACAAACACAATGCGTGTTCGTGTTAAGGCAAATGAGGAGTCTGAAGAATACTCGATTTATACCAAATTTACAACTCTTGTCGGTATCAACAATTCATCTCAGATTTATTATCTACAAGAAGATTCAATTGGCACGTATGAAATCTATTTTGGTGATGGTATTCTTGGTAGAAAACCAATTTCAAATAATATTGTAGAAATTGAGTATGTCTATACAAGTGGTAGAACAGCAAACGGAGCCACATCATTTACCGCAAGCGATATGGTTTCCGGTTACAATGTAACATCGGTAACAACCGTAACGGCTTCATATGGTGGATCTTTTCGTGAAAGTATTGAGTCGGTCCGTTACAATGCTCCGCTTACATTTGTTGCGCAGAATCGTGCCGTAACTGCCGATGACTATCGCGCACTCATTCTAAAGAGCGTTGGTTATATCGAAAGTATTTCCGTTTGGGGCGGCGAGGACCAACAAGACCCGGATTACGGTAAGGTTTACATTGCAATTAAACCAAACGGCGCCGATTTTCTTAGTGCCGACCAAAAGAATTTTATCACCGGTACCGTACTGAAGGGTAAGAATGTGGTATCAATTACTCCGGTGATTGTGGATCCGCAATACACATACCTTACTCTTGATGTGTATTTTAAATACAATCCAAATCTTACCGATCGCACCAAGATTGAACTTCAGGCTTTGATCCGTAATACCATAAGCAATTATAACGACAATAACCTGAAAAAGTTCGATGGTGTTTTTCGTTTTTCTCAATTCCTCAGAGATATTGACAAATCCGATCCATCAATTCTGAATTCTGCGGCACGTGTATACATGTACAAGAACATTACACCCAACCCGGCTGTAAACAATTCATTTATCCTAGAATACTCATCACCAATCTATCAAACATCTTCTACGGAAGACATCATTGAGTCTTCTGCATTTTTAATTAATGGCGTCGAGCATTACTTTGGTGATACACCCATCAACGGGACAAACAACCGCACCGTTTACCTGTATAAAGTTGTAAATGGTAGCAGAATTAGAATTAAAGATGCCGGACTGATTGAGCCTGCTTCAGGTAAGGTAACTCTTTCAGGTTTCAGACCAGATAATGATACCTCAATCCGTATTACCGTGGTTCCGAATTCGAATGACCTGGCTCCAAAAAGAAATCAACTTCTTGAAATTGATCTATTGAGCACAACTGTCATCGGAGAAATTGATACAATTGCTGTTGCAGGTTCTGCTGGTGCGATTAATTACAATACAACTGCTCGCCACCGTTAATCATGCCCCATTCGATTGAGACTCTTGCAAGCACTCGTCGTAAGACGAAGGAAACGATCCGTGTTGAATCATTGGTTCCAAGCCAATTGCGTTCTTCTTCGACGGCTTTAATCGGTCTCCTTAAAGATTATTACAGTCACCTAAATGAAATTGGGCAGACAAGCTATGAATTAAATTCAATCAACAATTCAAGAGATATTGACCTTGCAGAAAATAAGTACATTGATCTAATCCAAAAGGAAATTGCCGCATCAATTCCCAAAACTCTCCAGAATCAGATTCTTGATAAAGTAAAGCTGTACAAGAACCTAATGCAATACTATTCGGTGCGCGGTTCCAGCGATTCTATTGTTTTGTTTTTTAAGATTCTGTTTGACGATACTGCGGAAGTCTATTATCCCAAAAATGATATGCTGATTCCTTCATCGGGAACATGGGATAGAAATGGTCGTCGTCCGATTTATGATCAACTGGGAAATCGTCTTTATGATTCGGCAGGTAACCCACTTTTTGAACCAGGCATCTATACCAGCAATAAGGGTTTCCTTTCGGATACAATAAAAATTCAGGACTCATACTTTTATCAACAGTTTTCATACGTTATCCGCACCGGCAATAATGTCGATGCATGGAGTAATCCATTCAATAAGTTGGTTCACCCGGCTGGTTTCATCTTTTTTGGTGAAATTGTAATTTATCTTGATAATTCCAATTTCTTCACTGATCTTGATATTGATAATGTGGATAAAGACGATCGCCGTATTTTTAGTTCCATGCGGCGTCTCCAGCCCGGTCTCATCGGAGATGAAGACCTTCCGGTCAATGTTTTTGTTGGTATGCCTGATACACAGGCACTTATTTCATTTCCTAAAAAGTATCGTTTAGATGAAATAATACCGCCGGGCGCGGAACCATACCTCCGTACGGCCTTTACAACGGCTGGCAAGTTTACTAACATTAAATTTCAGGTCACCGCAGGATATGTCGGTACAGAATTTACTGTTCTTATCGACCAGATTCCTATCAAAGCAACCAATTCGGAGCATCGTACCATGCTCAAGACTCGTTATAATTCAATCGCACATTTTTTTGATCCAGGTACATCAATGTATTCTTACGCAAATTATACCGTCCAGGACACTATAAATAACGTTGTCCCTTGGAATAACGTCGGCTCCGAGATAACCATCTCTTCAATACCTTAAGATAAATTTCTAATATGGCAGCAATCATCACATCAAACTTTCGCACGGAAAATGCCAACAACTTCCGTGATTCAATTATCGATACTGACAACAGCGTGTATCTCTTTATTGGCAAATCCGATGCTTGGTCCGACGTCATTACCGACAATACCGATACCGAGGCTCCGAATCCGGTAGACGTTGTTGTTGATGTTAATGATGCGTGGCAGAATGCGATTGCGCTGAAGCGCGCTTCGGCGTCCGATGTCATAAATATAATTCCACGTCACGACTGGATTTCAGGTAGTGTTTATGCTGCTTGGGATGATGCAGATGACAATATATTCTCGGATAACTTCTATATAATTACCGATGAATTTAAGGTTTACAAATGTATTAAAGCACCGGCCACTGGCTTGGGTTCTACAGTAAAACCAACGCAGACCAACATAAATCCAACGGCCGAAGCCGATGGCTATATCTGGAAGTATATGTTTACCGTATTCACTACGGAAGCAACAAAGTTCCTCACAAACTTCTATATCCCTGTAAAAACGGTAAAAATTCCAACGGGCGGAGATATAAATGATCTTTCTGCCGATGAACAAGTTAAATATGAATATCAAAATGATAGTGCCGACCAACTTGGCGGTAAAATCTACCGTTATGTAGTTACTAATGGTGGTTCAAATTACACCGTTGCTCCTACTGTCGACGTATTCGGTGATGGTTCCGGTGCAGTTGCCACCGCAGTTATTTCTGCCGGCGAAGTTACCGAAGTAAGAGTAACAGGTACGGGTTCTACTTTCCAGACAAATGCAGGTTCCGGTTACAAGGTTGCTTATGTCACTCTTACAGGTGGGAATGGTACCGGCGCAACCGCTCGTGCTGTTCTCTCACCTAAGAATGGGCATGGCACAGATCCGGTTTCCGAACTCGGGGGTTATTACATTGGTCTCCGTATCCGTCTTAGCGGTACCGAAGGTGGAACCGACTTTATCGTAAACAATAACTTCCGCCAAATTGGTATTGTCAAGAACCCATATTCTTTTGATACAACCAATATTGCAACCGATACAACTCTTAGCTCATTAAAGGGTCTCCAATTAACTTCACACACTGGACTCAGCGTGGGTGATTACATTACCGGGGGCACTTCTGGTGCAGTTGCTTTTATCGACTCCTATGATGCCGAAGAGGGTATTGTCCTCTATCATCAGAATGATAAGACTGGATATAGATCATTCCAACTAAGTGAAAGTATTGCCGGTTCGCCAGGTACTGGAGGCACAGGGACAATTGCATCAAGTGCTGGTCTCTTGGATCCGGAAGTCCAACCTTTTACAGGTGAAGTTCTTTTCCTAGAAAACCGTGCGCCAATTAATCGTTCGGCTTCTCAGATTGAAGACATCAAGGTCATCATTGAATTTTAATTTTTCATATGCCACTTAAATACTACGACTCAGCTCCATATTTTGACGATTACGACCAGACAAAGAATTATCAAAGAATTCTTTTCCGTCCTGGTTATTCAGTTCAGGCCCGTGAGCTAACTCAAATGCAGACTGCGCTTCAGGCGCAGATCGACCGCTTTGGTCGCCACGTATTTAAGGAAGGCTCTGCCGCCGTTGGTGGTCTTGCTTCTCTTGATGTTAAGTTTGCATATGTAAAACTTGAATCGACCTTTACCTACAACGGTGACTCATATACCGCTGACAATTACTACGAAGAACTGGTTGGTACTACTGTTACCGGTGTGACCAGTGGTATTACTGCGACCGTCGTTGATGCAACTGCTCCGACACTCACCGATCCGCTTACAATTTTTGTAAAATATACCTCGAGTGCCGATGACAATATACAACAGCTTTTCACTCAGGGTGAAGACCTTCTCTCGGACGGTGACATTGTTCGCCGTGTTCGTGTAAAACCATACACCGACTTCCCTGTTGGTTATGGTAGCAGAGTTTCGGTAAATGAAGGCGTGTTCTTTGTTTCAGGTAACTTTGTTTACACACCAGCAGCAACAATTATTCTTGAAAAATATATTGTTGATGCAGACGCTCGGGTTGTTTATACAGTAAGCGAAAACATTGTGACATCGGCCGATGATCCAACACTTACCGATAACGCTCTAGGCTACCCAAATGAAGCTGCTCCCGGAGCTCATCGCTATCAGATTGAGCTCACTCTTGCAAAACAACCTATTGATCTTGCCGATCGTAATGAAGCAGACATCATTCAGCTTCTTTTGATTAAAAAGGGTAAGGTTGCCGCGACGGCGCGAACAGTTTATTCGGAACTTGGAGATGTTCTTGCTCAACGTACATATGAAGAATCGGGCAACTACACCGTTCGTCCATTCCAAATTAATATCCGCGAACTTCTGAATGACAATACAAACGGGGGTCTTTACACCGTTCCTCAGCTTCGCAATGCATACCCAATTACACTTACAAATGATACATTGGCCACAACATACGGCGAAAACCATCTTGCCGTTGGTCTTGAGCCATCCGTTGCATATGTAAATGGTTATCGTATTCAACTTGAACAGACCGCATATATCGAGGTTGAAAAGGCACGTGATGAAGGCTATTTTAATACCGCCTCGATCGTATCATCATACGGAAATTATGTTCTTGTGGATACAGTAGTAAGTCTTCCCGACATTAATACATTCGGTAAGATGACCCTTAAGAATGGTGCCAGTTCTGTTGGTACGGCAAGAGCGCGTGCTTTTGAATACGATTCGGGTACAATCGGTACAAGTGCAGCCAAATACAAACTATATCTATTCGACATTGTAATGTCCACCGGTTCATTTGCCGATGTTGATAATGTAAGTCATTCATATGGTTCTGCTGCAGAATTTACAGCCGATCTAATTGATGCAACTCTCTATAATACTGGTTCAAATTCTCTCTTATTCCGTCTACCAGTAAATACAGTCCAGTCACTTCGTACTTCCGATGATTTAATTGATACTCTTTATCAGGTAAAAAAGAAGTATGATAGTCGCCCCCTTGATGGTGCTGGTAAGGTAACAATTCCTACAAGTGCCGATGAAATCTTTGAGAATAATACCGCAAGCGATTGGACTGCAATTCTTGAATCCACCGGTGCCGTACTTCCTGTTGTATTTGACAGTTTTAGCGCAACATCGGTAACACTTGTTTTTGCAGGTTATACATCAGGACATGTCCATGTAATTGCTCCGACTCGCCGTAATCTCCGTGAAAAGATCAAAAATCTTCAAACTGATCATCCGGTTCCAATTTCATCTCCAAGCTCAACAATCAGTTTAGGTGTTACTGATCTTTTTGCAGTAAAAGCTGTATACATGTCGGCAAATTTAACAACCGATGCATCGGCTGATCCGGGCGATGGGAATCCTGACATTAAAGATCGATATTATGTCGACAATGGCCAGCGCGATAATTTTTATGATGTTGCTACAATCCAATTAAAACCAAGTGCAGCTGCTCCAACGGGCCGACTCCTTATTGTGTTGGATTACTTTACTCATCAACCGGGAGATTACTTCTCTGTTGATTCTTACACCGGTCAGGTTGCGTATGATGATATTCCATCGTTCCAATCTTCCAAGGGTATCGTCCAACTCCGTGACGTAATTGATTTCCGTCCGACAAAGGCAACTTCGGGTGACAATTTTACTGGTACCGGTTCCTCTGTCGTGAGTATGGTTCGTCCGACCTCAATCATTACAGCCGATATCCAGTATTATCTTCCACGCATTGACAAAATCTTTGTGGACAAGAATGGTAAGTTCGGCGTTGTAAAGGGTATTTCTTCCACAAATCCGGTGGCTCCTGAGGATCCAAAGGACGCAATGGTTCTTTATGTAATGCGCCTTGGTGCATATACCTTCAGCGCCGCCGACACGATTCCAAACATGATCGACAATAAACGCTACACAATGCGTGATATTGGAAAGATCGAAAAACGTGTCTCGAACCTGGAATACTACACTTCTCTGTCGCTGCTTGAAAGAGAAACAGCAGGGTCTCAAATTTTTGATGGAGCCAATGTTCGTTACAAGAACGGCTTTGTTGTTGATAGCTTCTATGGTCATAACATTGGTGCAATCACGCACCCCGATTATAGCGTCTCGATGGATAAAGAACAGGGTCGTTTACGCCCAATGTTCTTTGAGGATAATACACGGCTCCTTTGGAATGAAAGTGCATCAAGCGGTCTCCGTAAAACAGGCTCACTTCTTACACTCAATTATTACCAATCAAGATATATTGAGCAGCCCTATTCATCATACGCGGAATTTGTAAATCCATACAATGTATTCAGCTGGACCGGCGACCTTATTCTATCTCCGAATACAGATGAATGGAAAGAAACACTACGAGCCCCCGATGTTATTATCGACCAGACGGGTATTTACGACACTCTGGTTCAAATGCTCGATGCTTCGGGTGCAATTGGTACCGTATGGAACGAATGGAGAACCAATTGGACAGGTTCTACGCAAAATGTAGATACTCGAACCACAGTATATGATGCAAGCCCATTGATTACGGTTACTGATACGGCAACAACAATTACTACAACCAACACAACCAATCTATCGCGTAATGGTGTACGCACTTCTATTGTACCAGATACTGTTACCACAAATATGGGTGACAGAGTGGTCGAAGTCAATTTCGTCCCATTCATTCGCTCGCGTAAGATTTACTTTAAAGCAAGCCGGATGAAACCGAATACGAAGGTATATGCCTTTTTCGATAGTATTCCTATGGCCGATTATGTGACTTCCGATACGTTTGTAAATTATTCCAGCAGCACCAATTCTTCAAATTATTTTAATGCAACGGGCCATCCGGATGGTAGCTCAAATCTTATCACCGATGCAAACGGAGACCTTCAGGGTTCATTCGTAATTCCAAACACAAGTGTTCTCAAATTCAAAACGGGTTCTCGCATTTTCCGACTTACGAATAGTTCTACTAATGACCTAAAAGGTACGGAAACAAGTGCAGAAACTGTTTATTATGCTCAGGGCATAATGAATACGGTCGAGAACCAGGTCGTGTCAACACGTGTTCCTCAGATTAGTCGCAGCGCCGTTAACGACCAGCGTGTTACAGTTGACACACAAAGCAATACTACCGTTAGACAGACTTACGAATGGCACATACCTCTTCCAACTCAGCCTGTTCCGGTACAGACTCCTCCGGGTAATACCGCAAATCCGACCGTTAATGGTTCCGGTCTTCCTCCAAAAGATGATACTGTTACCGGCAATCCGGATATCGGTACCGGTACGGGAGCAGTTCCTAATTGGCCAGTTGTCGGTGTTACGGGTCCCGATAATGCTATCCCTAGTCCCACTGCAGATACTTGGCCTTCACCCGATTGGTGGTGGAGACAGCAGGCTGGGTTCCAGGAACTTTACATTGACCCTCTTGCTCAATCATTTATTATTGATACAGCAGGTGGTATATTCGCAACTTCTTTGGATATTTACTTTGCACAAAAAGATGATACAGCTCCGGTAACCGTACAAATTCGTACCATGGTAAATGGAGCTCCAACTCAAACGGTTGTGCCGTTCTCTCAAACAGTCAAGAGCGCAGCCGACATTACCGTTTCTGCCAATGCTTCTATTGCGACAACCTTTACCTTTGAATCACCTGTATATCTAATGCAGGGAGCCGAATATTGTTTTGTTGTAATGTGTAATTCCGATAAACATAAGATCTATGTTTCGGAACTTGGCGAATATGATATTACAACTCCTTCGTACCGTATTACAAAACAGCCTTACAATGGAGTAATGTTTAAATCGGCAAATGCGTCTACCTGGACTCCAGAACAAACCAAGGATATTAAATTTACCCTACGCCGTGCAGCATTTGCTCAGACGGGTACCGCAGTGTTTAATAACAGCACCATTCCGGTTCGCGCACTTGATATTGATCCGATTCAAACAACCAATGCTTCCAATATCGTACGTGTCCACCATAAGAACCATGGCCACTTTGCCGGTTCATCATTTGTAACTCTTGCAAATGTAACTGCAAATTCTGGTACCGCACTGAATGGTATTCCCGTCACTCAATTAAATACAACCCACAGTGTTATATCAGCCGAAATTGATTCATATACAATTCAGGTTGCGGCAAGTGCTACATCAAGCGGTCGGGGCGGAAGCCCCGATCCATTGGGTTCGGGCACTGGTGCAATTCCAGCAGTCACGGCAACCGAGAATAAAACCTTTAATGTTGTTCACCCTATTGTTCAACAATCACTAATTCCGGCAACTGATATTGCATGGGCTGCAAGGGTCACTACCGGTAAGTCACTTGCCGGAAGTGAAACTCCTCACACTGTTTCTGCCTACGTTGACCTTAAAGTGAATGATAATACAGAATTCACTCGCCCGCAAACAATTGTTTCGGCTCCGAATGTTTCATCTCTATCGACTGGTTCGAACAGCTTTATTCTGAAGGGTGTCATGACAACGGCAATTGAAAACATCTCACCCGTAATTGACCTTGACCGTATGTCGGTTGTAACAATTGCAAACCGTATTGACAACCCCATTGGAAGTGCGGCTTCAGGTTACAATGTTGTTCATAACTTTGTTGCTGAAACTCAAGCAATCGGTGGATCGGTACTTTCAAAATACATCACTCGTAAGGTTGAACTTAATGAACCTGCAACCGCTCTGAATATCTTTACTCTGGTCAACAAGCCCTCGGGTACCGGTATCAAGTTGTGGTACAAGGTTCTTGCAAGCGGTGCCGACACGAACTTTGAAACGCTTGGTTGGACATTAAAAGAACCCGATTCTGCAATTCCAACATCAGACAATCCAAATGACTTTACCGAGGCTCAATATACAATTACCGAAGGACCCTCAGTAGTCGAGGGAAAAGCAACAGGAAATCTAAATGGTGTTGAATTTACCGCATTTGCCGTAAAGATTACCTTTACTTCGGAGAATTCATCAAGGGTTCCAACCTGCCGCGACTTCAGAGCCATTGCCATTACTTAATGAGACCAATGATTCGAGCAACGGTTGTGGACAATCCCACCCTAGAACGGGATATGTCCACAAATGCCGTAATAAATAAGAATAAGAATGAGTATTTTCGTAGACTTCAGGTCAAAAAAGCCAATAAGGTTAAAGACCAGGAACTTGAAACTCTTAAATCCGAAGTATCTCAATTAAAAGAACTTGTACAATCACTGTTAAACACTTCCCAAAATGGCAACAACCGTTAATCGCATAGATACATTTGAAACATGGCGTCAGAAGACGAATACGATTTCTTCTGATGTTGGTACCATTGCCAATTTAGATGCAAATATAGCCAATGATAGTTCACTGGTTACAGCAATCAATGAGCTCCAAGGAGATATTGGCGGTGAAGAACTTTCCAATTATACCGCGACATCGCTCCGCGGAGCCGCAAATGAAATTAGAAATAGTGATATTACCTTGAATGGTAATAAAAGATTTTCTGGTAATGTCTCTGTTCAAGGAACACTTGGTGTACAAGGTGCCACAAACCTTCAAGGCGTTTTAGGTGTTCAAGGTGTAACTACACTCGGGAGTTCTTTAGCTGTTCAGGGTGCAACAGTATTACAAGGTACACTGGACGTTCAAGGTGGCTTAAATCTTGCTTCTGCTTATCTGACCGGCAATTTAGGAGTTCAAGGTATTACCAGTCTTCAAGGCGCTCTTGGCGTTCAAGGGAATACAACTCTAGGAAATGCCGTTGGAGATGAAACATTGGTAAATGGTTCATTAACAGTAAAAGGCGCCGATTTTAAAGTTCAGACCAGCGGCGGCGTTGATAAATTTTCTGTTGATGATGCAACAGGTAATACCGTTGTTGAAGGTGGGCTCATTGTTCGTGGAGCAACAACACTTCAAGGCGCAATTGATTTCTCATCGAACTTTAATACTCTAACCAATAAACCTTCACCCGTCATTAATGTAAATCTTTCAGGTGATATTGCTGGTTCGGGGAGTGTTACAATTACAGACGTTGGTTCTGTCGGTCCTGGTTTTACTCAACAGACATATACACTTAGTATTGCAAATACTGTAATTCAAGCAAATTCGATTGCCCTTGGGACTGATACAACGGGCAATTATGTCGCAGCAGCTTCAGCGGGTTCTGGTATTGAAGTTTTAGGTTCTGGATCGGAAAATGCGTCGCTTACTATTTCAAATACAGACCGAGGTAGCTCACAATCTATCTTCAAAAGAATTGCAGTTTCTGGTAGAGATACGGTTATTGCAGATAGCAATGATGATACCCTTACTCTGGTCGCTGGATCAAACATTCAAATTACGACAAATGCGGCCGCCGACAGTATCACAATTACCGGTACCACGCCTCTTGCAAACAATTCAACAGTGAATGTAACGGCTGGAACCGGTCTTTCCGGCGGTGGCAGTTTCACCGTTGATCAGGCAGCCGGCTCAACTATTACACTTGCAAATGCCGATAGAGGTACTTCACAGAATATCTTTAAGAATATTGCTGTTCAAAACCAATCCACTGTTGTTGCAGATAGCAATGATGATACACTCACATTTGTTGCCGGTCAGGTTGACTCGACCATTGGTATTACAATTTCAACGGATGTTGCTAATGATACAATTACGTTCTCGCACGCAAATACATCTTCTGTCGGAAATGTAACAGCCACAACTCGTACGTATGTTACGGGTATCACCTTTGACACTTACGGGCATGTTCAGGCCGTAACAACCGCCCCCGAAACTTATGTTGCAAATGATGGTACTCTTTCACTTGCCGTATCCGGTACTGGTCTTTCTGGTAGTGCTTCGTTTACTGCAAATCAATCGGGCAACTCAACCTTTACGGTAACATCAAATGCTACGTCGGCAAATACTGCCGGAGCAATTGTTGCGCGCGATGGTTCTGGTAATTTTAGTGCAGGTACTATTGGCGTAAGTGCTGTTAATGTCTCAGGTGCACTTAGCGCAGGTTCAATTACAATTCCAGGGATCGGCGGCATTGCTCAATACACTGGTTCCGGATCAAGTGTATTTAATTCAATTGGCACAAGCTCGACCAGCCATTTTGCTTATGGTTGGGATGGAACAAGTGGTATTGTTTCAACATACAATCAAAATAGCCCACTGGTCCTTAAGGCTTCAAGCGTTGTTTTCTTTACCACCGCTGGCAATAATCAACTTCAGGTAAATTCAAACGGAAAAACAATTGTTGGCGTCAATGGTGTTGATCGTGGTGCTTATACTCTTATTGTTGATGGTACGCTTTATGCTCATGGAGCCACAACATTAAATAGCACTCTTAATGTAACTGGTGCAACTACTCTCACCGGTGGTGTTACTGGTGGTCTTGCCGTTACGGGCGCACTTAGCGCAACAAACGGTCTTTCAATTACGGGCGCAATTACAGCAACGGGCGACATTACTGCCGGAACTTCGGATGATCGACTCAAGACTCGTTTTGGGAACATTCCAGATGCTCTGAATAAAGTTCTTCAACTCAACGGATTCTATTATACACACAACAAGACTGCTCAACAATTGGGTCTTGTAAATAAAGGTCAACGAGTTGGTGTTTCTGCTCAAGAAGTTCTTAAGGTTCTTCCAGAAGTTATTAGAGATGCTCCGGTTGATGAATCGTATATGACGATCGATTATGCCAAGATGGTTCCACTTCTCATTGAAGCAATCAAGGGGCTCAATGCAAAAGTTGAAAGTCTTGAAGCTCAATTAAAGAAGTAATATGGCACTACCATCAGTATTTCCTCTTTCGGCATTTCAGGTCCGGACCGAACTTGGTATAGAGTCAAATGTGTCTATTTCAATGCTATCGGCGGCAGTTCGAACATTGGCTGGACAGCCGACAGGAGACGTCAAGTTTTCTGAATTACTCGGAAAGAGTAATAGAACACCGTTGTTTGATGTCTTGGTTGTTGCAGGCGGTGGCGGTGGTGCAGGCAGATCCGGTTTTGCTGGAGGCGGCGGTGGTGGTGGTGGCGTCATATATACTTCCGATTATTCGGTATCGGCTGGTACTACCTATAATATAACCGTCGGTGGCGGAGGTACTCGTACGACAGCTGATCCCGGAGGCGTAGACTCGACTTCTGGACAAAATTCAAGCTTTGCATCAATTGTGACAATTGGCGGTGGTGCTGGTTCTTTCGGAAATAACGGCGGAATAGATGGTGGCTCGGGCGGCGGCACTGCACTTTTTCAGTTCCCAGGAGGTCTGGGTACTCCGGGTCAAGGTAACAATGGTGCCGCTGGGACTGGTTTTGCTGCCGGCGGTGGTGGCGGAGCAACTTCTGCTGCTTCTTTCATAGAAAATGGAACGACCTTAGGAGGAAATGGTGGCAACGGATTAGTTACGAGTATTAGTGGAACATCGCTAACATACGGCGGTGGTGGCGGAGGCGGTGGTTATGGTAACAGCGGCGGCGCGGGTGGTGGTAGCGGAGGAAGCGGCGCCGGGGCGGGCGTCGCGGCGGGCACACCATTTGCAAATCAAGGCGGCGGTGGCGGTGGCGCGCCTGGTCAAGAAGATGGTGTCCTCGGAAGTAGCGGTGCAGCCGGTGTTGTGATTATATCATATCCTCAACAATATTCGAATGCAGCATCGGTATCTGGATCATTTACTCTCACCATTGCAAATGGTAGAAAAATCTACAAGTGGACGAGTGGTTCGGGCAGTATTACATTCTAATTGATCAATAAATTATTGATATAAATAGAAGCAATCCATGGCAGTATTTGCAAACATTTCAATCGATCAGGGTTCCGACTTTTCTTCTACTATTACCGTTGAAGGCGGAGATGGTTTAGTCGTGAATCTTGATGGTTACAGCGCCAGAGGACAGATCCGGAAGACATATACTTCGCTCACTGCAATAGATTTTGAAGCTGCAGTTCAATCCGAAGAATCCGGCACACTTATAATTTCATTAACAAACGAACAGACGCGGATAATGAAGCCTGGTCGCTACGTTTATGACGTAGAGATTGTTCATGATGTTTCGGGTAGTGTTACACGTGTAGTAGAAGGACAAGTGGAAATTACTCCAGGAGTCACTCAACCAATAGTCTAACATGAGTCAACCAATCAGAGCAACAGTTGCACTTAATCCGGGTATACAAGCTAAAGTTGTAGCCCTCGGCAAACCTATCTCGCTCGCAGAACTATCTGACATGGATCTATCCCAAGCATCGGATGGAGCCCTGCTCATTTACAACGGCACCCGCCACAAATTCGTAGCTACAACAGAAGCCAACAACCCTAACACAATCGTTAGCGGTGGTTACTTTTAATCTTTAATTCTTAAAAATTATGTCAACTCCAGTTAAAGGAACAACACTCCTCACACGTTACAGTACCGCTAATGGTCAACCAGGTACAAACGTACTTAAACAAGGTGAATTAGCTTATTCATTCCTAGCTCATACCGATTCTGGTCTTGGCGCTGGTGGCGATAAACTCTACATCGGCTTCGGAACTCCTAATGTCGATCCGGTAGTCATCGGCGGTAAGTATTTTACCGACATGATGGATCATACCCGTGGTACCCTTACCGCGGATTCTGCAATCCTTGTTGATGTTAACAGCTGGGTTACTAATATCAAGACGGGAGGTCTTCAACTTGGTACCACTGGTAATTCTAACCAAACCGTAACGGCAATCATTACCTCGGGTCTTGATTATCAATCACTTGACACCGAACTTCCAACAGCAAGAGCTGTCTTCGATGCTATTACCGATGGTTCAAACATTTTCCTCAATAACCTCGGAGATGTTCAAATTAATGGTAGCGGTCTTGGTGATGCACAGGTTCTCATTTACGACAACGGTGCCGAACAATGGAAGAATCAATCAATTGACGGCGATGCCACAATTGACAATACCGGCGAACTGACTCTTGCGACTGTACTTGGTACCGCAGCAGGCGAATACGGTAATGCTGGTGCAATTCCGGTTATTACTGTTAACGAAAAGGGTCTTGTTACCGCAATTCATACCGTATCGGTTTCTACCGCAATTGAAATCAACGGAGACTTTGCATCAACCGCAAGCCTCGACATCCTCAATAAGTCACTTGACTTCATTGGCGGCGACGGTATTGATGTCACTATTGCTCTCGACAGTGGCGGCAATGTAAATGTTTCAGTCGCAATTGATGAAACTGTTGCAACAGACGCCGACAAACTTGATTTCTTTACTGCCACATCTTCTGCAGAACTTGCAGGAGTTATTACCGATGAGACCGGTTACGATACCGACAACTCTGGTGCAAAGCTTGTATTCAACAATAGCCCAACAATCAATGACGCAATCATTGCTGGTACCGCACAAATTGATCTATTCAATGATACGGCGACCGCGGTAAGCGCCTTCGGTGCAGCCACTTCTATCAGCATCGGTGCCGGCACCGGTGATACCGTTGTTAACCATAACCTTATTGTTGCTGGTAACCTTACCGTCAATGGTAGCACAACTCAGGTAAATACAACCGTCACCACCCTTACCGATCCGGTAATGGAACTTGCTTCAAATGCAACTGCCGGTGGCGATGCAAATGACCGCGGTATTGCTTTCTACTATGGCCAAGGTGGCGTAGTGAAGGAAGGCTTCTTCGGTATGGATATGCAAAGCAAACGCTTTGTATTTCAAACTGAAACCGGTTCAAGCGGCACCTCAGGCTCCGGCGTAAATGAATTCACTACACCTTGGGGTGATGCAGAATTCAATGGCCTCTATGTTGTTGTTTCCGAAGTTGGAAACATTAAACTTGGCGGCGACGGTACACTCAATACAATCACCACAACTACTGGTGATCTAATTGTTAATTCCGACACCGGTGAAGTTGTATTCGGTATTACCAATGGTAGTGCAGGTTGGGCAGCCACAACAAATGTTACCGTAAGTGGTAACCTTACTGTTGATGGAACTCTTACCCTCAGCACTACTCCGCTCGAGGTTACCTCTGGCGGTACCGGACTCGATGCTCTTACTGGTAATGCCTTCGTAATTACTACGGAAGGTTCTACCGGCGTTGCTCCGGCTCTGGACTTTGTTACCTACACGTCCGTTAATGGAAGTGTTGGTATCCTTCAGATTAATGCTGAAGGTCATCCAGAAGTGTCCGACATTATTGACGGCGGAACCTACTAAGGTTTCCCACTGGGTCCCGTCACACGGCGGGACCCAATTTTTTCATTATACATAATACAATACCATGGCTGTCGGCACAATTCTAAAACACAGAAGAAGTTCAACAAGAGATGCGGTTCCGAGTATCGGAGACCTTTCTCTTGGCGAATTGGCACTTAATACAGCAGACGGTTATGTTTATTTGCGTCGTAAGGATACGGGTCTTGCAATTGACGAGGTTGTAAGACTCCGCGCCAGTTCTCTTTCGGGGTCCGGAGAGAATTTCTCATTTGAAAAGGGACTAATTCTGAGTTCCGCAAATCAATTAATTGATAGCTTTCCGGTTACGGAATACCGTACAATTAAATACGTTCTCCAGCTATCATACGGAGCCGATTTCCATTCGACCGAGTTGCTGTTGCTTCAAGATGGTATTAATGTCTTCGCTACAGAATACGCCGTAATTCAAACTGATCTAAGTTTAGGTGTTTTTTCTTCGATTATCGAAGGCGGTCTTGTAAAGCTCCGAGTGAGCCCGACATTTACGAATACAATAGTGAAAGGTTTTCGTACGGGTGTAGCGGTTTAAGGTTTACTTTTAAAAAGGGTTGATATATAGTAGTAGCTAATTGAGTTACTACTTATGAAAAACTTTGTAAAATCTGCTTTGCAGGATGGCGGTGCCATCAAGCCATTAATTGTTCCAGCAAACCTCACGAAGGGTACTGGACTTATGAATCCATCCATCTTTAATGATGGTGGTAAACTTAAGGTTGTAATTCGCCACGTGAATTATACCTTCTATCATTCCGAGAACAAACTGTTCTTGCATCCTTGGGGTCCACTGACCTATCTACATCCCGAGAACGACCAGCATCTCCGTACGGAAAACTACTACGGCGAGTTGGACAACTCGAATGATCTTAACCTCACCCGAGTCACAAAGATTGATATGAGTTTCGGTGATACCTATGAGCCCAAATGGGAATTTGTGGGTCTTGAGGATGCAAGACTCGTTCGTTGGGACGGCAAACTGTTTATTACTGGCGTCCGTAGAGATACCACGACCAACGGTCAGGGTCGCATGGAACTTTCGGAGATTCAGGTCTCGAATGATACCGTAAAGGAAGTATCTCGCTTCCGTATTCCGACGCCGATCGATCCGAATTCATATTGTGAAAAGAACTGGATGCCAATCCTTGACAAACCATATCACTTCATTAAATGGTGCGGACCCACGGAGATTGTAAAAGCAATTCCAGAAACACAGGGTTGCGAACGAGTACTGTTGGCTCAAAACCATGCCGAACTCCGACGTGACCTCCGAGGTGGTACTCAAGCCGTCAAGATTGGCAATCATTATGTTGCAATCACTCACGAGGTCGACCTCTTTAAATCCGATGTCGGTCGCAAGGACGCGGTGTATCATCACCGTTGGGTCATGTGGGATGAGAACTGGAACATTGTAAAATACTCCAAAGAGTTCTTCTTTCTTGACGCACAGGTTGAATTTGCAATTGGAATGTGCTTGGTCGATGAAAAGAATGTCGCAATTACTTTTGGCTTCCAGGATAATGCAGCCTATGTGTTCCGTTGCCCGATTTCTACAATCATGAACTTCATTGAGGAGAATAACAAATGAACCGCACCACAATCATTAATTATCTAATTGCCAAGTGCAAAGCTCAATCCTATCTTGAGATTGGCGTATGGAATGGGCATAACTTTGACAATATTGTTTGCCCTAAACGTGTTGGTGTTGACCCGTCTCCGGAGAAATTAAAGAACCCGGAACTCTGTAAGGTCATGACTTCGGATGAATTCTTTGCTCAGAATACCGAGAAGTTTGATGTGATCTTTATTGATGGGCTTCATCATGCCGATCAGGTCTTTAAGGACCTCAAGAATGCCGCAGAGTGTCTGAATCCGAATGGTTACATTGTGTGCCATGATATGAATCCATTGACTCAACGGGCTCAGGAGATTCCATATTCTGGACAGGGTATGTGGAACGGAGATTGCTGGAAAGCTCTTGTTGAATTCCGTAAAAAAGAGTATCTTTTTGATGTGAACGTCGTCGATGTCGACCATGGTTGCGGTATCCTTAGTCTTAAGCATAATTTTACGGATATTGAATTCCTCGAGGTAAAGGAAGAACTTACATATGAGAACCTTGAGAAGAACCGCAAAAAGTGGTTGAATCTTGTTGACTTCCATACGTGGGCTCATGGTATTGGTTTTAATGAGATGATGAATGCCTATGTTGGCGACCCATCCAACGAATACAATAACTACGTTCTTGCTCTTTGGTACGACAATATCGGCCAGACGGCTTCTGCCATCTCCTATTACATTCGTGCCGCCGAACGCAGTGATATTCCGTTCTATCAATATGAGTGCCTGATTCGTGCGGCACTCTGCTTCCAGAAACAAGGTACCCGAGGTCTTTCGGTTCGTGGATTGCTTCAACGCGCAATCTCGATTCTACCAACGCGCCCTGAGGCGTACTTCCTCCTTGCTCGGTATCATGAACGCGAAAGCACGGTTGAGAGCTGGGTAAACTGTTATACCTATGCGTCAATGGCGCTGGAGATTTGTGATTTTAATTGCGGACCTCTTCGGACCTGGGTAGAATATCCTGGTTATTATGGTATGCTATTTGAAAAAGCCGTAAGTGCATGGTGGGTGGGTCTCTGTGAAGATTCAAAGAATATGTTCATCGACCTTCATAAGAACTATCAACTGGATCCTACTCATAAGGGTGCTGTTCTGAATAACCTTAAGTTCATGAAAGTCGAAGTATGAGCAAACTGGATAATTTTCCTCCCGTCTATTGGCTCACGCTTCCCGATCAGCCCGACAGACATAAGTGCATTAATGACCAGTTTGCCAAGTACGGCATCACCAATCATACTCGCATTGATGGTTTTGATGGTCGCGTAACGGATTATCGTAAGAAGGGAGATGTCGTCACTGGCATTTACTTTGACATTATGAAGTCGACCGATATTGCGTGTGCAATGGGTCACCTCACAATGATCAAGTATTGGTACGATACTTCCGAAACCGATGTTGCGTTATTCTTGGAAGATGATGTGAACCTTGAGAACTGCGAGAACTGGAGTTTCACGTGGTCAGAGTTCTTTGCATCGCTTCCTTCGGACTGGAAGAATGTACAGTTGGCTCAGATTCGGTCGGATGAAATTAATGATATTGGCTTCCGTCCACGCATTGCTTCCGACTGGTGCGTCACTGCGTATCTGATCAAACGATCATACGCCAAACAGCTGATTGATGATTACTTTATTGATGGTCGTTTCCGTCTCATTGTTCAGAATGACAAACAGTGCCAGCCCATCGTAGAGAACCTCGTGTATTTCCCGGGAGAACCAAAGTCGTACAGTATCCCGCTCTTCACTGAAAAGAATACATTCTCGTCGACCTTCTATAGTAACGATACCAAGAAGGTCAAGGAATACAATGCTCTTTCCGAGAAGTACGTCACAACGTGGTGGCAACAGAATGGTCCCACAGCATCACTGGAATCCATTATGAAGAAGCCAGTGCCGACTCCCATCATTCCTATGATCGGAACGGCAGTGGTCACAAATCCAAAATGGGTAAAACGCCTTGTTGAGAGTGTTGATTTTCCCGTCAAGGAGTTCTGCATCATCAATAACAACGGACGCGGAGAGATTGATGCCGAATTGGATGCGATTGCTGCAACTCCGCATCCCTACATTCGTAAGATTAAAGTGGTTCATATGCCGGCAAATCTAGGTGTTCCGGGCTCATGGAACCTTATGATTAAATCCTATCTGAAGGCTCCGTACTGGATCATTGTAAATGATGATGTTGCGTTTGGTCGTGGTTTCCTTGCGGAAATGTATGCTGCAACTATGCGTGATCCTTCGCTCGGTATCATTCACGGCTACGAAGGCGACCATAATGTCGGTAGCTGGGACCTTTTCCTACTTCGAGATCATATTGTTGCCGATTACGGTCTCTTTGATGAGAATCTGTATCCCGCGTACAACGAGGACGCCGATTACTTCCTACGGTTCATCCACAGTCCAATCCGCAAGATGATGAATCTTCAAAGCGATTACTATCACGGCGAGGGCAAGAAGAACGAATATCATGTTCATGGAAGTCAGACGGGCAAGAGCGATCCGGTACTCAAAGAGAAATTGGACCGAGTGAATCTCATGAACATGGACTACATGACTCATAAATGGGGTAAGGAATGGAGATGGTGTGCTCCAAGCAAACTTCCATTCGAGAACCGTCCGATTAGTTACACGTCCTACGATCTTCGCTTCATTCGTCAGAAGTATTTGGGCTTTTAAAGTCCTGTGAACTAATTTATTATAAATAGACATTCAACGTCGGTGTTCAACCTTCTGTGGAATAAGGAAACAGAATGTCTATAGATAAAAACTTTAAAGTCAAAAACGGCTTAGATGTAGCCGGTAACGCAACCGTAACTGGAACAATCGCAGTCCAAGGTATCCAAAGTACCCAGGGGCTCACTCGTTTCTTAGTATCGGATACAGACGGGACATTCTATTATCAGAGTGGTGGAACACAGGGTGCTCAAGGCATTCAAGGTATTCAAGGCGTACAGGGTACGCAAGGAACACAGGGGCGCCAGGGTATTCAAGGAACTCAGGGCACCCAAGGCGAGCAAGGGATTCAAGGCATCCAGGGTATTCAAGGTGCACAGGGTCTTCAAGGTGCTCAGGGTCGCCAGGGCATTCAAGGGCATGAAGGAACTCAGGGTACTCAGGGAGCACAAGGTCTTCAAGGCGCACAAGGAACTCAGGGTATCCAGGGTATTCAAGGAACTCAGGGAGCCCAAGGCGAACAGGGTATTCAGGGTATCCAGGGCATTCAGGGTATCCAAGGTATTTCCGGTGCTCCTGGTTCCGGTGGTACAATTGGACATTGGGGTTCATTCTGGAGCACTCAGACTCAAGTTGCCGATGCCGCAAATACAGCATATCCGATCACCTTTAATCAATATGATGCCGCAAATTATGGAGTTACCGTCTCCAATAATTCTCGGATCAATTTTCAATATATCGGTGTTTACAGTATTACATTTTCTGCTCAATTTGCAAATATTGATAATTCTGCATCAACGCACGATGTAAAAGTCTGGTTACGCAAAAACGGTAATGGTAGCGCAGGAGATATTCCTGCAACCGAAAGCAGATTTACAATTCCGATAAAACACTCTGGTGTTCCAGGAGCCGTAATTGGTACCGTCAATTATGTTTTAACGGTTGAGCCGGGAGACTATTTTGAACTTATTTGGGCTCCAAGCGATGTTGATGTAGTCCTTCAATATTTTGCGGAAGGGACCTCTCCCGTCTCTCCATCGACTCCGAGTGTCATCTTTACTGCAACGCAGGTAATGTATACCCAACTTGGACCACAAGGCACCCAAGGTATTCAGGGTGTTCAAGGTGTACAAGGCACACAAGGCACACAAGGAATTCAAGGTATCCAGGGCATTCAAGGCGTGCAGGGAACTCAAGGTACCCAAGGAACTCAGGGTCTTCAAGGTACACAAGGTACCACGGGGATGTCGTTCATTGTTGCGCGTACATATGCCACAGTTGCCGCACTTATTGCCGATACAACTCCGGCTGATATTGTTGCGGGTCAATTCGCACTCATCAATACGAATGATGTAGAGGATCCTGATAATTCAAAGATTTATCTCTGGGACGGTGACCAATACATTTTCATGAATGACCTTTCGGGTACCGCCGGTATCCAAGGTACCATGGGTGCTCAAGGAGTACAAGGTACGCAAGGTGTTCAAGGGACTCAAGGCGAACAGGGTATTCAAGGTATCCAGGGCATTCAAGGTGTGCAGGGAACTCAAGGTGCTCAAGGAGAGCAAGGCATCCAAGGAATTCAGGGAATCCAAGGTGCTCAAGGGACCCAGGGTATCCAAGGTATTCAAGGTGAACAGGGTATCCAGGGTATTCAAGGTACTCAGGGAATTCAAGGTATCCAAGGCACACAAGGTATCCAAGGTATCCAAGGCGAGCAGGGCATTCAAGGAGAACAAGGTATCCAGGGTATCCAAGGAACACAGGGTACGCAAGGTATTCAAGGAGCCCAAGGCACATTTGGTACGCAAGGAGCCCAAGGCATCCAAGGTATTCAAGGAGAGCAGGGTGTCCAGGGTATCCAGGGCATTCAAGGTACTCAAGGAACTCAGGGCACTCAAGGTATCCAAGGAGAGCAGGGTATCCAGGGTATTCAAGGCGTACAGGGAACACAAGGTACTCAAGGTATTCAAGGAGAACAGGGTATCCAAGGTGAACAAGGAATCCAGGGCATTCAAGGCGTACAGGGAACACAAGGTGCTCAGGGTGAACAAGGAATCCAGGGAATTCAAGGTATTCAAGGAGTGCAGGGAACTCAAGGTACCCAAGGAACTCAGGGAACACAGGGAACCGAAGGTGCTCAAGGTATCCAAGGTACTCAAGGAACACAGGGTGAGCAGGGCATTCAAGGTATTCAAGGTATCCAAGGAATTCAAGGAGCTCAAGGAACCCAGGGCGAACAGGGCATTCAAGGTATCCAAGGTCTCACAGGTATCCAAGGCGCTCAGGGTCTTCAAGGTATTCAAGGATTCAAGGGTACAGAAATTTCTATCAGTGACACTGCACCAACTTCACCAGAGGTAAATGACCTTTGGTGGAATTCTGTTGGCGGTATGCTCATGATTTACTACTTTGACGGTGACTCATCTCAATGGGTTTCCGCAACATCTGGTATTACTGGAGCCCAAGGTACTCAAGGCATTCAGGGTCTTACAGGTATCCAAGGTATTCAAGGTACCGCAGGCACCTTTGGCGGTGCAGCGTTCGATTACACATTTGATACATCTACTGTAAATTCCAATCCCGGAGCCGGAAAGCTACGGCTCAATAATGTAAATCTCTCGCTTGCCGATACTCTTTACATTAACGAGTTGGATGATTTAAACAACTCGAACTATAATTTCTTACAGACAATTGATGATTCGACATCTGTTATTAAGGGTCACTTCACAATTTCAATCAAAGGCAATCCAGATGTATTTGCGCTATTTGCAATCACGGGGTTTCATACTCATAACACGAATTACTTCGGCGTTCCTGCATCGTATCTTGCGGGTGCTACATCTTTTGCATCGAATGCCGATATTATAATTACCTTTGCACGTACCGGCGATGTCGGTGCACAGGGAACTCAAGGCATTCAAGGGATCCAAGGTATTACAGGTATTCAAGGAGCAATCGGAACTCAAGGCGCTCAGGGTCTTCAAGGTATCCAGGGCATTCAAGGTGTCCAGGGAACTCAGGGTATCCAGGGCGTACAGGGAACACAAGGTACGCAAGGCATTCAAGGGATCCAAGGTATACAAGGTATCCAAGGAACTCAGGGTATCCAAGGTCGCCAAGGTATTCAAGGGACTCAAGGCGCTCAGGGGACTCAGGGCATCCAAGGGATTCAAGGAACTCAGGGTGCGCAGGGAACATTTGGTTCGCAGGGAACTCAGGGTATTCAAGGTATTCAAGGAACTCAAGGCATCACAGGTTCAACTGGTGCTCAAGGTGCAATGGGTTCACAAGGAACTCAGGGTATCCAGGGTCGTCAAGGTATTACTGGTGCGACTGGCGCTCAGGGTACGATTGGTACAAGTGTGACGGGTGCTCAAGGTACGCAAGGAACTTCGGGTGCTGCAACTGCATTACCGTTATCCGGTGGAACAATGACTGGCACATTCAGAATTACAAATAATAGTATCCGTTCTGCCGCGGCTTCAAATTGGGACGGCGATCCGGGAGCCGAAGGAAAAATTCAGTATCATGCAAATCGCTGGTACATCGTCTCAGACAGTTCGTCAGATCGTATTGTTCAATTCCGACGAAACGGTACGGATGTATCGTATATTGATAACAGTGGTAATTTTCAGGGGAATGCTGCAACCGCATATGGACTTAATGTTCACGCCGGTAGAAATAACGAAGCAAACAAAGTCGTAAGAACTGATGGTAATGGATACATTCAAGCGGGCTGGATTAATACCGATTCTGGTGATAATGGAGCAACCGCAATTAGCCGAGTGTATGCGTCTCAAGACGGATATATACGTTACTACACTCCTGCAAACTTTGCCACCGCCGCGAAGTTAGTCACGCAGATGGACGGCACAAGGGATGGCACAAACTACAACTCTCGTTTAACTTCTGGCTTCTATAATGCAGAAAATTCTCCAGCAAACAGTGTAGGTACTGGATTTTCTCAGTTAATTGTAGCCAAGGGCCTTGATACCGGGTGGCAGTTGGCTGGTGGATACGCCAACAACACAATCTATACTCGTGGCTGGCACTCGTCCGGGACATTTTACCAATGGTATACTTTATTGTCTGATGGGAATTACAATTCATATTCTCCAACATTAACTGGCGGCAATGCGTCAGGGACCTGGGGCATCTCCGTCACGGGTAATGCCGCCAACATCACGGCCTACACGATCAACCAAAGCGTAGGCACAGGAAATAACGTAACTTTCAACATAGCTGATGCTACCCAATTTAGGGATAGTAATGATACAAGTTATTATCTCAATCCCAACGGCGATTCTAGTTTATCTA